AAGCGGTAAAAAAGCAGAATTTTTTAGAGGATATAAAAACTTTTTTGGGTTAACAAATCAAAATCAATACATTTTAAACTATGAAATTATCCTTCCCGAACTTAATAAATTTATCAAAGAAAACCTTAAATAAAGTTACTTTTTACGATGACTGCGAAAAGATGCCTTTGTATAATTTTTACAAATACATCGAAACGCAGGATTTGCGATGGTTTACAGCTGAATTTGTAGAAAGTGACGAATTACCTTTAGTTATTGAAAAATTCTACAACGATTATATTGCATTAAGCAAAAACCAAAGTATTCAAAATCGATTCTCAACTATGTTTGAAATAATGCGTTTGGAAAACAAATATAGGAGTGTTTATTCTATTTGCACAGCTATATGTAACTACGATGTGCGATTAGGTAACGAATTGCTTTATCAATTAACCGATTTACTCGAAAAATGGCACTATAAAATATCAAAAGAAAAAGAGCTTTTTTCGCAAATTGACGCTGTTTTGAATAGAATCAAAGGCATAAAAACAAGAATAGAAGTATTGACCGATAAATTAAAAATAGACGATAAATACGAAGTACAATCAGTTAGAAGCAGTCTTTTAGATTTAGAAAGGGCATTGGACATAAAATATCAGTTAAACCCTAAAGAATTAAGTGTAAAAGAATATATTGAATTACAAAATAAAGCGCAAAAAGAAGTTTCGGAACGTAATAAAAAAGTAAAATAATGGCAGGAGAAATAGATATAGTAGTAACGAAGCAAGCGCAGGCAGAAGTTGACAAGCTTTTAGCAAGCTTAAAATCTACATACGAAGAAATAATTAAGGTTAATCAAAATGCGATTAAGTTTAATGGGCAAACTGCGCCTAAAAATCCGAGCCAAGTCAATTCTACAGTCAGGGAAAGCATTGAATTAACGAAAAGTTTATCGGACGTTGAAAGAAAATTATTAAACGATACTAATAAATTACTTTCCGCTCAAAACAAGAAAATTCAGCAAGACATTAAAGAAATTCAGTTAGCTGACAAAAAAATAAGTTCAATAAATAAAGAAGAACAAGCTAGAATAAAGCTAGAGCGTGCTTTAGAAAAAGAACAAAGGCTTTTATCGGCATCTCAAAACTTATACAATAAAACGCAACAGCAATTAAATTCTGTACAAGCTGCATATAATAATTTAGCGACAAAAAAAGAGCGATACAATAATTTAACAGCGCAAGAAGAGCAAAGATTAAATACATTAAAAAATGTAACTGAAAAATACAATACAACTTTAAAAGCAGTTGACGCTACCGTTGGAAAACATACAAGAAATGTAGGAAACTACGCTAGTGCTTTTAATCCGCTGTCAAATAGCATTAATCAGTTAGGGCGTGAAGCTCCAGCGTTCGCAAATAGTATGCAAACTGGATTCATGGCAATATCTAACAATTTACCTATTTTCTTCGATGCAATGGGTAATGTTATTGCGCAAAATAAAGAGTTACAAGCGCAAGGATTACCTACTAAATCAGTTTTAAGTCAATTAGCTAGTAGTTTGTTTAGCTTCCAAACATTATTAAGCGTTGGTGTTACTTTGCTTACTGTTTACGGAAAAGAGATAGTTAGCTGGGTTGGTACTTTATGGGGTGCAAGTGATGCTTTAAGCGAATTAAATAAAAATCAAAAGGAATTTAACAAAGCTAGATTTGAAGGGAAAAAAGACGCTCAAAGCGATATAATAGAAGTAAAAAAATATCTATCCGTTTACAACGACCAAAAATTAAGTATTTTAGATCGGGAAATAGCGTATAAAAAACTTAATAGCCAATATGCTTATTATATTAAAAATACCGAAGACGCTACTATAAAAAACGGCAAGTTTTCCGAAGGCGTTGTAAAATTATTAGAAGATTTAAAAAAGCAAAAAGCACTTGACAAAGAAACGGATTTACAAGTATCTAATAAAAAGAGATTAATTGATTTACAAAAAGAATTAGATGCTGCGTTAAAATTAGAAAAAGTAAAAAAAGACTCATTAAATTTTGCTATTAAAAGTAATGTTTCCGCACAAGCTTTAGCGACAGCATCTAATGAGTTGAATAGAGCGCAATCTAAAAGAATATTAATTGAAAAAGATGTAAATGCCTACCAAGAAAAAATAAATCAAAATCAAAAGGATATTATTACGCTAACAAAAGAGCGTATCGGTTTAGAATACCAAGAAGATAAACAAAAAGACGAAAAAATAAGAAAGCTAAAAACGCTTGCGGATTTAGAAATAAAACAAGCCGATTACTACGCTTCCGATTACGCTTTGCGTAAAAAAATACTCGAAAATTCACGAGATAATAATAAAGCGGTATTTGATGACGAAACAAAAACTTTCGCTCAAAGAAATGACGCTTACGATAAAATGATGCAAGCTAAAAGTATTTTAGTTTCGGAAGCCTATGCCGAAGAAAAAAGAATCATTGCAAAAGAAGAATCGGACAACAAAAACGATATTATTTCAACTTACAATGACCGTATTCGTGAAATAAAAGAGTTAGAATCCGATAAAAATGTAATTTATACAGATGGTGCAAATGACAGAAACCAAGCTTTAGCAGAAAAAGAAAAGGCTTTGGACGCATTAGTTAAAGATTCGTTTAACAAAAGAGAATTAGCAACAAAAACGTTTACGCAAAATCAAATAGGATTAGCCACCGAATACTCGCAAGCATTGGGCGAGGTGCTAAAAACGAAATTATCGTTTGCAGAAAATGAAAATATAATATCTGAAGAAACTTTAGCAGCATTAGAAAAGTATCAAATCTACATAAAAAGCTTTACGGATTCTAATTCTTTAGATGACTTCAAAAAAGCTTCCGAAACTAAAAAAAATATAGTAGAAGATGAAACTTTAAAGATTTTGCAGTTAAAAATAGATGCAAATGCTAAAGAAATGGAGGGTATGGATTCGACAACCGAAGCATACACAAAACTAAACAAAGTCAAAACAGCACTTGAGACAGAATATGTTAAGATAAAAACTAAAAATGACGAAGAGGAGTTAAAAAGACTTGAAACGCTAAAACAAAACCAACTTAATTATTTAGACCAATTCAAACAAAGCTGGGATTCAGTAGGTTTAAAATCACTAGACTTTTTTACAGTTCTTGAGGAAAACGGTAAAACAGCGTTTCAAAATCTTATTGACGGTGCGATAAATACAAAAGAAGAAATCGGTATTGCTTTAGTTGGAATTTCTGAAGTATTTCAGGATATAATGAATAAAGTAAACGAAGCTTCCGAAGTTCGTTATCAAAATGAGATTAAAAGGCTAGAAAGTCAAAAGAATAGAGCTATTGCATACGCAGGAGAAAGCGAAACCGCAAAAGCCGAAGTCGAGCGTCAATACGAAGCAAAAAGAAAGAAATTAGAACACGATAAGGCAGTGCAACAAAAGAAAATGGCTTTGACAAACGCTATTATCAATACAGCGCAGGCAGTTATACGTGGTTTTGTAGATAGTGGATATGTAGGTGCTATTTTAGCTGGAGTTATTGGAGCAGCGCAAATAGCGATTATTTCAAACCAACAAATACCTGAATATTTCAAAGGTACAGAAAATCACTCGGGAGGTTTAATGCTTATTAACGATGGTAAAGGAAGCGATTATAAAGAAGTCGTTGAAACTCCTGACGGGAAGCTAACGCAATACGAAGGGCGTAATGTATTAACTAGCGCACCGAAAGGCACGAAAGTACACACCGCAAAACAATGGAACGAAAAGCTAAATTCTATTTTAATGGAAAATAGTATAATGCCGATGTCTAATACTAGCACGGCAGTATATAACGGACTTTCAAAAGCGGAATTTAACGAAGGAATAGGACGCTTGCAAAATACGATTGAAAATAAAGAGAGCTTTTCAATTGAAAGAGATGTTAGAGGCGAAAGGATTTATAAAATCAAACAAGGCGCAAAAACGGAATTACTAAACAATAGGTTAAAAATAAAATCATTCAATGTTTAAGCATTATCTTAATTTCAAAGATTTGCCTTTAATTGGCAAAATACAAGTGAGCGAGCCTTTTGGTTTTGACGGTCAAAGCCATAAAGTAAAGCAAGACGATGGCAGGTACGGTCGTGATGTAATAATCGCAAACGAAACTATTAAATTAAAATTCTTAAAAGACCATTTCGAGTTTATCGCTACGCCTCAAATGTTAATAGATGGAGTACCTTTTAACCACGCATCGCATGGTTTTGAATATTTAGCGTATTTGTTTGAGCAAAATGGTTGGGAGTCCGAAGTAGAATATATCATTGAAAAAAACGGTACAAGTTTTACAACTGGAATAATTGATTTTTTTACAGCAAATGTAAAAGAAGATGAAATCGAATTTAGCATTATTCAAAACACGAATCGTGAATTGATAAAAAGACGTGAGGATATTTACATTGACGCTTTTAGCGATAAAGACCTTGACGGTAATGCAATAACGCCTTGCCAAACGAGTAATATTCTTTTGAGAGCGAAGTCTATAATTACGGAGTCTGAATGGAAAAGTCCTGAACCATTTGGATTTGCTGTGGTTTCAGATAGAACTCATTATTGTAATCCAGCTCAAGAGATAGTTAAATTTGAAATAAATGATACTTTAGATTGGCTAGACCCTTTAATTGCTATTAATGCGACAAGCGTAGATATAGAAGCTAATAATTTCGCTATATTTAAGGCTTTAAATGAGATGTCTGATATTCAAATTTCAATAACTGATTTAGATTATAAATTTTTCTTTCCAATCGGTGCAAATCAAAGAAGAGTTCAGCAACAATTCGTATTATCGTGGGGATATTTAGCAGAAGCTCCTATCGGAACACATAGTTTTTTTAACGTTTATTATGATGAAAATACACCTCCAACAGACTATTTTAATAATTCAGATTACAACTACACAATACCTTACTTGCCTTCAGGGGCAAAAGTTTTTTTATACTTTAGAATAGGTGTAGATACAGCATTTTCAGACCAATCCGTAATAATATCAAGTTTAAATATAAAAGTAAATACTACGGAAACCGCATTAGATTCTGTGATTAAAGGAATTAGATTGATAGATTTAATAAAACACAATGTTAACTCTATTTCAGGATTGCCTGTAACTTCAAATGTTTACGATATAGGAAGTAAGAACTATAATAATTTTGCATTTAATGGTTATTTAATATCGCAAATATTAGATAAAAAATTCATAAATACATTTAATGATTTAATGAATATACCAACTGAATTAAATTGCGATTATCAAATAAATAGCAATGCGGTTGAGATATTACACTATGATAACTTTTATAGAAATAATGAAATTAGTGTTTTTATCGAATTGCCAAACGAAGAAAACGAATCTGAATTTAATAAAAGATATTTTTTAAAATCTTTAGAATACGGATACAATAAATCGTCTTTTGAAAATTCAGAAAATTCAAAAGGCACTTTAGATGACGTTCATACTGAAACACAATACATATTTACATCAAAAGTAACTGATGGTATTTTAAAAAGAGAGATAAAGCACGTTAGGAGTTCTTTTCTTATAGAAAACCAAAGAAAAAGATATATTTTAGATAAAAAAACACTTACAAATGATGATACTTTATTCTTATTAGATGTAGTTCCTTTGTCAGGAGGCGATATAGAAAAAGAAATAAATAGATATTTAAAATATTTTGAAGGTAAAATATATTCAGACGGAACATTTAATTGGCTTTTAATGGGTATATCAGTAGGAGATGTAATAACAATAAACAGCTTTCCTGTTACTGTTACTGCTATTGATAATTTAATATTGTCAACAAATGGAAATCTAGGTGTTGGTAGTGCAGTTTTATTCATAAAATACACACTTACAAATGTAGATTACATTAGCCGTGGAGAAGAGAATTTCACACAAATTAATGGGGTTTCAAATCCTAAAAACTACGCGAATTTAAAATATCATATAAAAAGAAATCTAAAATATTTTGAATCTTATTTAGCTACAGCAGGGAAGTACATAGCCAATACAGCGATAAAAAATACAGTATTTCGAGTAAACGATAAACTCGAAACAAAAATGTACAATGAAAATGCTTTGGTAAAAGATAAAAGCGATATTGCGATAAATGATATTGCGATAAAAAAAATACTTAATCCGATAATTCACAACATAACTGTTTTTTGTGAATTTGAAGAAGCTACTGACTTTTTCAAAAAAGTAGAAACTGACAAAGGATTTGTTAGAATCAAAACCGTCAAAGGGAAAATAGTAAAAGGCTACCCAATGGAAGCCGATTATTCTTGGACAGAAAACAAATTAACTTTGAAATTAGAGGAAAGATACGAAGGCGACTATTTGACTATTGACAAAGTAAGCGGAACTATTTTTATAAATAGTATCGGTTATGGAATGAATTTAGGATTAGATAACTTCAAAATAAATAATAATTTTGTATGTTTGTATGATTCAAATAACATTTTAATCGCAAATCCTATAAGTTTTGAAAAGATAAAAATTAATAACGTTTTATACACCGATTTAGTATTGTTTTCAAACGCTTTGTTTTCTTTAATTTAATGCTGTGAAGCATCGATAATATGAATGACTACTCATTTATAAGGCTAAAGCCTACAATGTTAGAAGCTATAGATACAAGAACTGTATCTATAGCTAACATTGGTTATTCAGACCAAGTTCAATTGTCACCAAACGAAAAATACACACAAATAACGAATACTACTTTAGGAATTGCTTTTGATGGCAATTACGCTGTTTATGTATGTGATTGTAGCGGATTTATATTAAATGATATTACTTCTTTCGTACAGATTTCTGAATTTACAGACAATAAAGGAACTCAACAAATCGCTTTCACACTTGACAATATCGGTTTTGATTACTATAAAAAACAGGTGCTTTTAAAATTCGTACATACAGTTTCTGACTATGTTTGGTTTTCAAATTTAATTACAATAACAGATTACGACCTAGAAAAAACTACACGATTTGAGTATCGAGATTATTCTGAATTTAACGGAATAGCCTATAATATAGCCAATGTTTATCAATCAATAAGGCTAAATTGTGAATTTATCGGTAATGATAGCGAAAGCAAAAAGTCAGAGTACACGTCAATTGACGGTATAAAAGTTTCTTCACGATTAATTGAAACGGAATTTGAAAAATATTTATTTCCTAAAATAGATAATTTCACATATAGAAGATTAAACAAGCTATTATCGCACCCAGTAATTTATGTAAATGACTATAGAGTGACTGATAAACAAACTATTAAGGCAAGCCAACATAAAGGAATGACTAATATTTTTGAAATCGATTTCAATTTAGCTATTAATTATAAAGAAAAATTAAGCGATATTTTAAATAATTCATTAATTCAAAAAGATTTTGATGCGCAGGATTTTGATAACTCGGACTTTTTAACTTAAAAAAATATGACAATAGCACAAATACAAGCTTTAATAACAGCAATAAATGATAACGGTCAAAATACAGCGTTAGAAGTTAGAACAGTTTTAACTGCGATACAAGACGAAGTTATCAAAATTGGCGAAATAAAAATGTTAGCGATGTCAGAGTTGGATATTGCGAATGAATTTGACTCCACTGGTTTAGGTGTTTTAAAATATGTAGGATTTGCAATTGCAAACGGTAATAATGGAACGTATGATTTTACAAGAAAAACGCCAATAGGATATGACCCTACTACTTTTATAAGTGGTTTTGACTATTCTATTATGGGTAATACTTTTGGCGAAGAAAAACATACATTAACAGAGCCTGAAATGCCAAGTCATTCACATACAGTTACGGGCACATTAGCGGTTGGCACTTCTGCTGGAGGTTCTGGTACTTTTGGGTTTGGAGGTTCAGATAGTGGCTCTGCTGGTGGTGACGAAGCACACAATAATATACAGCCTTCTGTAGTAGTACTATTCATTCAAAGAATTTCGTAATGGCAATACTTCAAATAAGAAAAAAAAGTAATAAGACATGGGTACATACAGATAGCGTTCTCGGTCTTTTTATTTTGTCTAAATTTTACGTTTCTGCCGATGGCACTAAATTCCAAATAGTAGAACAAGGCGAGTCAAAAAGAAGGATATATGATGTTGTAGATATTAGCCTTTTTGACGATACACAAGGCGGATTAATAGAGGTTTTTACAAACATAACAGCCTTATTATTAAGATTAGAGCAGTTACAATATCCAGCATTTGACACTTCAAATATGCCAGTTAGTTCTATTGATACTACAGCAACGCATTGGAAGGGCAATTACGATATAGTAACAAACCAACCACCATTGGCTGATGGAGTTGGTCAAATTGGAGATGAAAGGAAATGTACAACGGCTGGAAGTCGTAATTTTGGAAGCGGAATATTATATTTTAATATTGACGATATTATAGCGTATAACGGGCTTGTTTACTTTAAAAAAGTAGATAACAATCAAACACCAACATCTACTACAGCTATTACCCACACTCAACTAACATACACATCTAGCCCTATATTCACAATTCCGCAAAACGCTCAAATAATATCGGTAGTAATAAACGAATTACGTCATTTAAAAGCCACGAAATACACATACAATCCATTATTAGCCACGAATAATTTTGAAATAACAGACCCTACTTTTTTATTGGATTGGGAAGCGGGTACTGAAATAGAAATCGTAACACAATAAAACTATGAAAAAAATAATTGCCCTTTTATTATTCACAACGTTTGGTTATTCTCAAACGTACACTCCAGTAAGAAGTACTTTACACGACAATATTAAACTAAAAACCCCTCCTACTATTACTGGGGAGACGAAAGCATTAGTACGTAATAGCAGTACAGGTCAAGTAAGTGAACAAGTAATTGCAACAGCATCAATCCCAGATGCTTCCGAAACGGTTGCTGGAAAAGTAAGCGTAGGTACTCAAACATTTGGGGGCAATAAAACTATTGTTGGCGAAAGTACAACTACAGGTAATGCGTTTGAGGCACAAAATTTAGCACATACTAAAATACTTGAAGTAGGAAATAAAGGACACTTAATACAAAGACCCGTAAACAGAAGTAATTATGTTTATTCATTATATGATATCGATGGCTCTTTGGCTTTCGGGCTTTATCTAGGAGGCACAGGAGCGTTAACCATGGAAGCCTACGACGCTTCAAACGTATTATATTTTCAATTTTCACCAACGGCATTGAATTATTTTTTGCCTTCTTTTCACGTCGGAGATAATGTAGGAGATCCGTCTGCGAAGCTATCAGTAAAATCCACTACACAAGGCTTCTTACCGCCAAGAATGACAACAGCACAAAAGAATGCAATAGTAACTCCGAAAGCAGGATTAATGGTATTTGATACTACATTAATGAAACTTTGTGTTTTTACAACAGTATGGGAAACAATAACTTCAATATAATAAAATGATAAATACAACAATACCAGTTTTTTCAGATTTTAGAAGTCAGAAAAAAAACATTATTCATATTGAAATATTCGATACTCACGATGACTTTTTGCAAGAACGTTTTTTATACACGGTTCGTGATTATGTAGTGAATGAAGACGGCTCACAATATGACTTGCCTAGACGCAATCCTATAGCCGTAAGTTACGCTGAAAGAGATATGCTAAAGAAATATGTTTTAAGTCAGGCGGAATTTCAAGCAGAAATGACAGAAAGCTATTTGAACAACGCAATTAAGCCGTATGCCCTTCTAAATTTCGTTAGAATGGATAGACTGGAAACAGGAACTTTAATTTATGGACTTGAAGCTCATGAATTTGAAATAACGCCAAAACCAGTAGTAAATATAGAGGTAACAGAACCAATAGTAGAAATACCAACAGACCCAGTTGTAAATCCAAATCGATGAGAATAAACACACAGCAATTTGAACGAGCTTTATCAGTTTTTTTGGTGTTTATTTCGCCAATTTTGATAGCCACTACTGGCGAGATTAGACCGAGTATTAGTGACTACGCTTACAGCTCGCAAAGTAATTTATTTGTGGCATTATTGACTATTGCAGGAACGATGTATCTTTACAATTACACCAATAACAATAAGCACTGGTACAATATTATAATGGGGATGTCTTTAATTGGAGTTGCATTAACACCACATAAAGACTATCAAATTTTGCATTATTTTTTTGCTGGTTCATATTTTATAACTTCAATACTTTCAATAGGTTTAAGTAGCTCTATTTACATGAGAAAGTATAAATGGTATGTTGCTATAATTTCAATAATAGGATTAGGATTAGTTCCTTTTGGTTGGTATAGTATTTTAGTTGGAGAGAATATTGCAATGGCACCAGCCTCTTTTAACTTTTTTGTAAAATCTTTAAAAAAATAAATATGGGTTTAAGAGAGGTTATAAATAAGACAAATATACAAGGAATAATAGCCTTATTTGTAGTTGTTTTTGGAATGGTAGCAATGGTATTCACAAAAACAGACGCAGTTACAAAGTCATTAATAGGCAATTTTGTTGTTGTTGTTTTGGCTTTTTATTTTAGAAATTCTACTTTAAAAACTGATGACTATGGCAAATAGATTAGACTTTATTACTATTGAAATAGGTGTATTTACCAGTCTTTTTTTTGAGGAATTTGCTTTAAAAATAGTATTCACGACCGTATCAATGTTAGTTGGAACATATTTTTCATATCTATTTCAAAGATATTTAAAATCAAAAGAAAAAAACAAAGACCATGAAACTAAATAACGAAGGATATAAACTGATTTGCGATTTTGAAGGGCTTTCTTTAAAGCCTTATTTATGTTCAGCAAAAGTCCCAACAATAGGCTATGGCAACACGTATTATCCAAATGGAAAACGAGTTACATTGCTTGACGATAGCATTACCAAACAATACGCTTTTGAAATTTACAAAGATGTTGCGGATAGATTCGCTCAAAAAGTAAATACCATGGTAAAAGTGCCTATAACTCAAAATCAATTTAATTCTTTAGTATCATTTAATTACAATACTGGGGCTTTATCTACGTCAACATTGCTAAAAAAGGTAAATGCAAATCCAAATGACAAAACAATTGAAAACGAGTTTTTAAAATGGGTAAAAGCTGGTGGTAAAGTAGTAAAAGGACTTGTTATAAGAAGAAAAAAAGAAGCCGAAATATATTTCAAACAATAAAAAAAATGGAAACGGAAACGCAACGAGAATTAAATCGATTTTATAGAATGCTAAAATGGGTAGGAGTTATCGGTTTGGCTATTTTGATTGGTATTTTACTACGCAAATGCAAAAGTGAGCCTTCAGTAACAACGCAAAAAGCAACTACAAAAGAGGTTAAAGGAGGCTTCAAATATGTTGAGCCTAAAAATACTATTATTGAAAACCACTATTACGTTAACGGCAAAAAGCAACTGTACGGAAATTCCGAACAGTTCAAAAACGATAAATTTCTACAAGAACAAATCGACAAACTTTTAGCAGAAAATCAAAAGTTAATCGAATTATTCAGCGAGAAGCCAGCTGCTGAAAAAGACAGCGTTTACAAAGAAGCAATAAAACTAAACGAATTTTCGCAAACATTTGACGATGATAAAGTTAAAATCGATGTTTCTGGAATAGCGCAAGGAAAAGTTAAAACAATAAAAGCCGATTATTTTATAAAGCCTCAAAAAATAGATGTCGAAGTAAAACAAAAACAGCGTATATTTGCTTTAAAGTTAGGCGGAGAGTATGGGAATAGCCTAGAGTTAAACAAAGGCGTTTTCAAGGGAAATATAGAGTTTGAGAATAAAAAAGGAAACTCATTTAGTTACAGTTATGACTCCGACAAAAGGCATTGGTTAGGTTATAAAATGACAATTTTAGATATAAAAAGATAATTCATTTGTTTTTATTTTAGTTTGGTTAAAAATGCGAGATATTGAGAGATTCTCGCATTTTTTTTATTGTAAAAATTATTCAAAATTATTTGTTTATTAAATGATATTGTTTTACATTTGTCAAACAATTAACCCAACTATTGTATAACCGTTGTTAGCAGTAGTTATAATACTCAAATTATTATGTACACAAAAGAACAATTAAACAAATTAGGTTTTAAAGAAGTAAAAGACCAAGAAACAGGAATTATTGATTTTGTAAATAAAGTTACAAGCAATGTTCATTTAGTTTTAAGCCCAATGTTAGAAGAATTATTTATTTGGGTTTTAGAAGATGGTGGCGATGAAGATTCAGATGGAACAAAATTAATTATTGATACTTCTGATTTGGAGCAAGCAATTGAATTATGTAAGATTATTGTCGGTGTTGACGATGGCTTCTAATAATTACTGCTAACGTGCCTCATATTTACGACTGGTGGAACGATTAAAAGCTATCGTAAACAAATAAACAACAACATTAAGTGCATCCGACACATTTCCGATAAATCCCAAGCCTGACACTAGCGTAAATATGATGTTATGTGAGGTTGTGGGTTTTTAAAATAGATATTATTATGAAAACAAACATTACAAAAGGAATTTTTTCAGACGGTCATACTGGATGGAAAATAGGAGAAAGAGAAACAAACGGGGTAAACGGGTTTGAAATACATTACTCTGACGATGGAGAATGTATTACAGACCACGTTTACGAGATTGAAGATGCTTTTTTAATTGCAAAAGCTCCTGATATGCTTAACGTACTAAAGGAAATTATGGATAGTTACGAAAAGAACGGTCAACTATTATATTTTGACATAAACAAGGTAAGAGAAGTTCTTGTAAACCTATAATGTAGCAATCTCACATAACTCGTTTATATACGCAACTAACTTATGCAACTATCTGAAAATCAAATACAATTTAGATTTAAAATATATGATAAAATAGTATGCTTAAATGATGGTTTTCTTTAT